CGGCGGCTGAGGTTGCTAACATGGGTCCAGTTCTTTTACTGGACGCAGAAGGTGGGGCATCAGCTATTGCACGAGACTGGAAGAATGTTGATGTGCTAAACATTACAACACACGACCAGTTTGTTGCAGTAGTAGAAGACCTATTGCACAAGCCACACAAATACAAGACTGTAATTGTGGACACCATTGGTGTTGTTATGGACAGAGCCGAGAAAGCCTTTGGTGAAAAGCCAGAAAACCAGAACAACAAGTTTGGTCGCTGGGGAGACCTAAAGAACTGGGCTAACGAAGTGTTTAGGTCGCTACACACAGCACCGTTTATATCAATCGTAATTGCTCATGCTCTTGACGACAAGGATGAAAATACTGGAGCAGTAAAAACAACTGCAATGCTTCCTGGGTCATTCAAAAGCACACTTCCTGCTATTCCTGACATTGTGGGTTATCTCACAGTCGAAGAGGTAGAGGGAGCACCACAACGAGTGCTAATTGTAGCACCGTCAAACCGATTAATTACTAAGAATCGTTTTGGTTTACCAGCAAAGATATACCAACCATCCATGAAAAAAATCATGGACCTAATTAAAGAAGGAGGTACTAAGTAATGTCAATTAAAATTACTGGTATTACAGAAGATGCTTTGGCATCAGCGTCATCAGGTAGCTCAGGACCAATGGAAGTAATTCCAGCTGGGTCATACAACGCAACCGTGTTTGATGTAAAGCAAGAAGAGGTTCGCTCAGGACCTAACGAAGGTAAGCCACGTCTGAACATTCAGTTTAGAATTTCAGATGGTAAGTATGAAAACCGCAGGGTCTTTGCTTACGTGGCTCTCTATGTCGCTGGAGATTTTTGGAAGACACAGAGTTTCTTCAAGGCAGTGGGTTATGATATGAAGTCTGGAGACTTTGAAGTTCCAGAAACTAACGAACTAACGGGTAAGGGTGTTGGGGTTAGGGTCAAGGTCGGTAAGGACCAGAACGGCCAAGACCGCAACGAAGTAGGTGGCTTTGATAAAGCAACTGCTGACTCTTTGCTAGGCTCAATGGGTGCAACTCCGACAGCTGATGTCTGGGTCTAAGTAATGGGCACGAGGGGTGCGTCTCGACAACGCACATAAGCTCTCTCAAGGTGACCCCTGGGTTCCTCTCCTTTGTCGGGTGGTGTGGTTCGAGTCCACAGAGAGCACAATTTAAATTATTAAAAAGGGAGGATTATGAAGACAGGTGATTTTTTCACCAGCATATTTGGCGATGCAACTGGGCTCGCTACAATAGTGACTAAAAATAAATTTAGCAACGAACTAACAAACCAAAAGTTTTTTGAGTATCCTTCTGAACTAGAGGGCATGATTGCATTGTCTGAAGCTAACGCTGATAGTGACGTTTACTTCTCGCCTATTCTTTACAGTTCACCTAGACGTATCAAAGAAAACGCAAAAACTTTACAGGTCGTCTATGCTGATGCTGATTCTTGTGGGCCAGAAAACTTTTTGGTTGCGCCATCTATATCTGTGCAAACATCTGAAGGTAGATGGCACACCTACTGGATTCTTGACAAGGAAAAAAACCCATCAGAGGTTTCCCTTCTGTGCAAAAAGATTGCTTATGCCCACGCCCATCAAGGCTGCGACAAGTCTGGCTGGAACACAACCAAGCTGTTGCGTGTACCCAACACAATGAACCGCAAGGAGGGCAAGAATTACCAAGTAGTTGCAACTACCAACGGTTCAATCTATACCCTTCAGGAGCTAAATGAGCTTTACGGAGACGTAGATGTGGAGCCAATCAAGGAGCTATCACTAGAGGCACTACCATCAAGCTGGCCTGACCTGCTTAGTGTAATGGGTAAACTTAACAGTAGCCCTGAAATTATTGGCTTGTACATGGAGCAGCCTAGCCAGAACGCAGACTTATCTAAGTTGCTTTGGAAGCTTGAGCTTGAGCTATTCAGACAGGGACTAACACAAGAAGAAGTTTTTGTTGTTGCTCGCAACGCTAAGTGCAACAAGTATCACTCACCCCTTCGCCCTAAGCGAATGGATGCTGATGGTGATTTGTGGCGTGAAGTTCAAAGAGCTTACCAGTCTTTTTTAAATGATGATACTGGTGCTGACTTTGTGGGGATTGAGCCTATTAAGTCTGAGATTGTAGTAGCTGAAATTGCTGAGGTTAAGTTCCTAACAGACGACGAACGCTATAATGTTTTACAACACAGAGGTTTTATTGATGAGTACACGGATTGGACTGCATCTAAAACTGATGGTGCAGTAGAGTATCAGATTGCCAGCGCTTTTACCGTGTTGTCTTGTGCGTTTGCTGACATCGGTTATGCTATTCCCAAGTATGGTAGGATGGGTTTAAACCTATGGTTTATGGTCCTTGGTGAAACCACCCTGACCCGTAAGTCTACTAGCAGAAACCTTATGCTTAGACTTGTGCGTGAGTTTGAAAAATATTCTGGCTACCAGATTGACATCGGTTCTGATGCCACCCCTGAGGGTGTAACTAGCATTCTTGCTGAACGTGATGGTAAGACTAGCCTAATGCACAGGGATGAAGTGCAGGGTATGTTCAAGGACTTTATCAACAAGACTTACATGGCATCTGCAGCAGAGCGATTTACTGAGCTTTACGATGGTCATGTACCAGTAGTTATTCGCTCTGGTAAGGGTAAGTCTCAGACCGAAAGAGCGACCACTAACTTTATTATGTACTTGATGGGTATTACTAGCAAGGTGGCTGATGTTCTAACTACTGAGTACTTCCGCTCTGGTTTTTTGGCACGATTTATCTACGTCACGGCTGACACGCCAAAGCGAACTAAACAGTCCGAGGATATCCAGCAGGCAGATGAGTATGAAGTAATTGTGCGTGATGATGTCATGGAAAAGCTGGTTAAGAATCTTTACACAGCTGTAAGTTTTTGGCAAAAAAAAGGTGCTCCTAGCCCAAGACCAATTAGAATGAGCCAGCAGGCCATGGAAAGATTTAACCAGTACAAGTGGGAAATGGGTAATATCTCAGAGAGTCACCCACAAGCTGAGTCAGTTGAACCATCACGCCAGCGACTTGCTTTATCTGTTTGGAAGTGTGCAATCTTGCTTGCTATGTATGACAAGTCAGAAGAGGTTAGCTTGCGCCATTTGCTAACTGCAATCTATTATTCAGAAGAGTGGTATAGGAACCTTATCAAGATGGCTAGTGCAATCTCTGCGTCCGAATGGCAAAGAGATGTTGACAAGCTTGAGACTTTGGTAATGGACCGAGGTGGTAAGATTAGATATGAAGAAGCTTACCGTAAGTTTAGCAACAAGCGTAAGAGAGAGTTTGATGAAATGGTTCAGGCTCTCCACTCTCAAGCAAGAGTTCAGATTACTGTTGAAAATAGAAAGAGTTACTTGGAGGTGATTGCATAATGGATAGGTCACAACAGATTAGAACTGCCGAAGCATTGAACGAAGCTATCTGGCTTAGGGATAATGTAGCTCAAATGGATAAAGAAAAAGTTAAAGAGGGAATAGTTAAACTTGGAGATTATAAAATATTTTCATGCAGGCAGTTGTCTGCAATTGTTAATGGGGTCTTTGACCATGGTGCAATCGCAAAAATGGTTAAAAAAGAAGACAAGACAGGAGGAGCACTCAATGTGGGTACACTTGAAACACTACGTAATATACTTTATTCTAGGGCGAACAGCAGGACAGACTTTGAGCTTATCAAAAAAGCAATCGAAGAAGGAAACTCCCAGTTAATGATTTCAAAACTAACTGGTGTAAGTCAGAGCTCAATTAGTAGGAGATTAAATGAACAACTTAAGCAACAAAGCAAAGTTTGAAAGCGTTAAGTTTGATGAGAAAGCATTGAAGTTTCATTCTGAAAAGTATTTAACTGGCGCTGTGTATCCACTGGCAAAGCAATGCTTCCAGTTTGTACAGCTACTAAAGATTAGAACACCTTATGAAATATTCATAGATGAATTGGAGGAGAACGTTGGAACAAGTAATACTAAGCCTTGACCCAGGAGGCACAACTGG